GGTTATCTCAAGATCTGCGCAGTCCTTCAGAAGTTTATCGATCAGGGTATCTCGGTAAACACTTCTTATAATCCTAAGTTCTATCCGGAAGAGCAGATCCCCTTATCTACCATGCTGCAGCATCTCTTGATGTTCTATAAGTATGGAGGCAAGCAACTATACTACTTTAATACTAATGATGGGGCCGGTGAGATGGAAGTTGGTACTCCACTTGCTATTGGTGAAACTGATAATGAGGACTGTGAAGCATGCAAGATCTAATTGAACAAGTAGCGATAAAAATAGCTGTGGTTAATCTTTTTAGCGGTGGCAACTGGGTTGATCACTATACTGAAGATCAAAAAGAACAATGGCGTGAAAGAGCTAAAGAAGTTATTGAAATGGTGAAACAAGGACTCGTGAAATGAAAGTGATTGAAAGACCAATGTCGACTTCGTATATCGACGACGCTATATTTCATTACTGCAAGACACCTGAAGAAGCTAAGAATGCATTTGCAGGTGTTGACCCAGAAGATATTATTACTTGGGGTCGCACTGTGAACATGGAAACGTTTCAACCACTGTTGGCCGTTATGGTAAGGAATAAAGATAAACCGGTCAAAGATTGGTTTAAGTGGATCATTCCAATGGAGCTTTATACAGAAGTAGAAGAATTAAATGCAAGGGAAAAGCTGTGAGCGTATTTGATTCAACTAATCGTAAAGATCCAACGAAGGTGCATGCATTCTTTGATGACCCACCGACCATTGCTCGCTACGACAAGCAGAAGTATCCGTTCCTTGAAAAGCTTACAACTCAGCAGCTTGGTTTCTTCTGGCGGCCAGAAGAAATCGACATCTATCGCGATGCTAAAGACTTCAAGGGATTGACAGAGCATGAGCAACATATCTTCACATCAAATCTCAAGCGTCAAATCCTTCTTGACTCTGTGCAAGGTCGAGCCCCCACAGTGGCATTTGGTCCAATCTGTAGTCTCCCCGAACTCGAAAATTGGATTCTTACATGGGCTTTCAGTGAGTCCATCCACTCCAGGAGTTACACTCACATCATCAGGAATATCTATTCGAACCCCTCGGATGTCTTCGACGGGATACTAGACATGCAAGAGATCGTAGACTGTGCTGGTGATATTAGCAAGTACTATGATGAGTTAATTATGATGAATGAATTTCATAGCTTAAGTGGTTATAAAGCAGACGCAGGCATTTCCGACTATAGCGATATCTATCGTCATAAAAAAACATTGTGGCTTACACTCATGTCAGTCAACATTCTAGAAGGTGTACGTTTCTATGTTAGCTTCGCATGCTCGTGGGCATTTGCTGAGTTAAAGAAGATGGAAGGCAACGCCAAGATCATTAAGTTGATTGCCCGCGATGAGAACCTACACCTTGCCGGCACTCAGCAACTGCTCAAGGTACTGGTCACTGACGATCCAGACTTCGCTAAGATTCGAGAAGAGACTAAAGATGAGTGCATCAAGATGTTTAAAGATGCGGCTGAGCAGGAGAAAGCTTGGGCTCACTATCTATTCAAGGACGGATCAATGATCGGCCTCAACGAGACCCTTCTTAACGAGTACGTTGAGTGGATCTGTAATAAGCGCATGATCGCCGTTGGTCTTTCGCCTATATACAAGAATGGATCGAATCCACTACCTTGGACACAGAAGTGGATAAGCGGTTCTGAAGTTCAGGTTGCTCCCCAAGAAACAGAGATCACTAGCTATATCACTGGTGGTGTGAAGAAAGATGTGTCAAATGAAACTTTTAAGGGCTTTTCACTGTAAATAACGGAGAACTAAGATGGCTGATGACATTGTAAAAAAGATCGTCGAGATCATTAAAGAACATGTGGAAGATGAATCAGATCGCGCTCGCATCTATTTTGACCTCATTGAAGTGTTAGAAGAAGAAAGTCACGATGACATCGAAGAGCTCTCGGAACTGGACATGGTATTCATGGATGTATATGATTCCATTCACGAGGATGATGATTCGAGCTTCGAAATCGACAATTACTTCGATGATAGCGAAGAAGAGGTAGAAGACGAAGAATAATGTCTTACGAGAATCCGTGGACATACAATGGCAATATAGTTGACTCCGAGGTGTTAAATGACTACCTCGGATTCATCTATAAGATAACCAACGTCTCTACGCAGCGCATGTACATTGGAAAGAAACTACTGAAGAGAACTAAGACGCGAGTGCTTAAAGGCAAGAAAAAGAGATCTCAGGTAGAGTCCGACTGGAAAGAGTACTATGGATCTAATAAAGAACTTATTGAAGATGTAGCAAGAATAGGATCTCACAACTTCAAGAGAGAGGTTCTCAAACTATGCACTACAAAAGGTGAGTGTAATTATTACGAGGCTAAAATGCAATTTAGTTTGCAGGTACTTGAGAGCAAGGATTACTACAACTCATGGATAATGGTAAAAGTACACGAGAAGCATCTGCCTAAATACGACTAAAGAACTAGCGGAGGCTTTCAATGGGTAGTGGTGTAATGAGCAAGCATGGATCCTCGAAGATCATTAAGATCAATCAAGGAACCATAAGTAAGATTGAGAAAGATCCTCTATTCAGAGCCAGAATGGCAAAGGTAAAGAGCACGCCTGTAATCAGAAAGTACGATATACCTTACTTAGTTGGCTCCTCGAAAGATACCAATAAGATCTACATTGACAGGCACCTCGATACCAAGATAGGAAGCGTAGATCTCACTCAGTTCTTCAAGATTCACGAGATCGTAGAGAAGTGCCTACTCAATGAGTTTGGCTTGAAGTATCAGCAGGCTCATCAGATAGCCACGCACTTCGAGATGGAAGCGGTTAAGAAAGCCGGCATAAAATGGAATAAGTACGAAGAGCATCTCAGACCTTTCATAAAGAAAGTGAATGACGAGCACCTTTCTTCGGTTCCAGCTGACCTCTCAGTCGAGTCTTATAAAGACGAGCGCGAGAAAAAGCTCCTTCGCAGTCTCATGAAAACAGAGAAGAAGACGATAAGAGAGGCTATTGGTCTAGTCGAAACCAAGATAAGCCTAGAGTATCACGACGAACTCAATCCTAGACTGTGGGATGGATGGCAGTTGAAGCCAGAAGTCCGGGACGCACTTATAAAGTTCGGCAAGGAATGGGGTGCATTCGCCAAGATACCGATGGACACCGTCACTGACATCATTATGATCGGTGGCAATTGTAATTACAACTATACATCTAAATCCGATATCGATGTTCATCTTGTCCTAGATAGGAATAAGATTAGCACAGATAGGGCACTAGTAGATGAGTATCTTCAGAGTAAGAAGCACCTGTGGACTATTACGCACAATGTATCCGTCTACGGTTACCCGCTCGAACCATACGCGCAGGATAGCCATCAAGCCCATCAGCGAGGTCAAGGTGTCTATAGTCTCAAGAGAGACGCGTGGATCCAGCGTCCTGAACGCGGTGAATTTAAATGGCAAGATGATCCCAATCTAAAGCGCAAGGTCATGTACTACGTAAAGACCGTGGATAACATGATCAAGAGTAAGATGGACGAGCACGCATTCAAGGAGATGAAGAAGAAGCTGGCAGAAATGAGGTCGGCCGGTATCTCTAAGCACGGCGAGTTCAGCTTCGAGAATCTCCTGTTCAAGGAACTGAGGAACAGGGGTGTCCTCGATAAGATGAACAAGTACGAGAAGACGCTGAAGGATCGATCTCTCAGCCTTAGATAAAATAACTGTTGACATTTTTAGCAATGGAGGTTACTATGAACCATGTGGAGATTTATTCCAAAGAAAACTGCCCGTATTGCAACAAGGCCAAGCAGCTGCTGACGACGATGGGTATCCCATTCTCAGAGCAGAAGCTTGATCGAGACTTCACTAGGGAGATCCTCCTCGAGAGGTACCCGCATGCCAAATCCTATCCGGTGGTAATAGTGGATGGGTTCAACATCGGCGGCTATACTCAGCTCGTCGAGAGGGTAAACGAACAGACATCATCAACGAAGCAACTATTGAACGAGGCTATATAATGACTGGACACTTCTCACGCGAGAGTTTGATCAACGACCTTAAGTTACACACATGCGAGATTCGCTTCACTAAAGTGAATGGAGAAAAGAGAATTATGCACTGCACCCTCTTGTCTGAACATTTGCCACCTGCTACAGATCGCGAAGCTCTCGAAGAAGCTCATAAGAGTGCTATAAATCAAGACGTTATTGCGGTGTGGGATCTACAGGTAAAGGGTTGGCGATCATTTCGTGTTGACTCGGTAGAGTACGCACAGGCCATCGACGGTTATTGATAAATAAAACTCAACGCTAACCTGAAGGGGGCATAATGAAATGAGCGACTACTGGGGCTATCACCTTATTCTCGACGCATCTGGTTGCGACCACGATGCCATTACTAGTCATGACACGATCTACAACTTCGTTAAGAAGCTAATAGTGGACATCGACATGGTTGCTTATGGCGAACCACAAATCGTAAACTTTGGAAGCGGCAATAAGGCTGGCTATACTCTAGTTCAGCTCATTGAGACCAGTAACATCTGCGCTCACTTCGTCAATGAGCATGATCACATGTACCTAGACGTATTCTCGTGCAAGCAATTCGATCCAAATGTGGTCACTGTACTCGTACAAGAATTCTTCAAGGCCGAGAAGTTTAATACCGGTTTTGTCGAGAGACAGGCACCTAAAGAATAACAACTGGAGTCGTTATGATTGGATTTGAAGAGAACGAGATTTCGAAGAATGCTAATGGCGGTACTGAGCTGGTAAAGCGAAGGATTGCTGCACTCCTCGATCAGGACTTACTGAGTAACTTTCAGATCATCTCTTCTAGGATTAGAGACCTAGACGAGAGCAAGATCCGGATTATATGGTCACACGACCTTCCGGAAGATCCCGAGTCTGAGAAGATGAAGGATAAGAAGTTCAGAGATAAGTTTCACAAGATGGTGTTTGTCAGCGACTGGCAATACCAGCGCTATCAGCTCATATGTGGATTGCCATATGACACTAAGTCCGTGGTATTCGAGCACGGCATCGTACCATTCGATGCATCCGTACTGGATAAGCCTAAGGATATCATTCGCATCGTCTATATTTCTACTCCTCAACGTGGCCTCGAGCTTGTTCTACCGGTATTCAGGCACTTAGCTGAGAAGTTTTCGAATATTCACCTCGATGTATTCTCTAGCTTT